TTTAAGGAAGGGGCTACTATCAACTAAAAACTGATCGGGAGTATATTTCAGCCATTCTGTAAATGAACTCTTAGGCACAGCTTCGTAAGATGCAAATCCTTCCTGGTGCGCCCAGTATTCTCTACCATCCTCCATAGTATATACACCCATGGGAAGAATATCGGCATATTCTTTACCCACGAAAACACTCTCCTCAGGGAAAGTTTCAAGTAAGTCTAGAAACTTGGAAAACTGCTCTAATGACATATCCTCTACGGGAGGTAAATTTAATATTTCCCTTAAACCATTCCAGTTCTTCAGCTTTCTCTGCTTTACTCTCTGCGCAATGAGCTTAGCTTGGCTCTTTCCCATTGAGGAAAGCATTTCGTTAGCTAATTTTTCATCCCTACTTAAAAGAGTAGGCGGGGGAGTTCTAGCAAAAGCATCAAAGGTTTCCTTTGTAGCAGTGTAATCTAACAATTCGTCCCCGATATTAAGGATATCTTTCAGGGCATTATTAGCAAGTGGAAGTCCAAAGAAGGCTCTTATCTCATCATAAATACGCCAAAGAAGTGACCGTTTACCCGAGGGAGTAGCGGCCAATAGTTCCCGTACAGGAGAGGATTCCGAGGACAATACAGAAGCAATCAGCTCGTGCTCATCCGTTAAAAAATGTGGCAACATACCATCACGGGGAAATTGCTCCCGCAACTGCTGTAATATCTTAGACACAGCAGAAGCAAGGCGTATCTCTTTAGCTGACCCTGTTTTATCAAGCCCTACAACCATAGCAGGATACAGGGTAGCATGTATTAATTCATGTGCAAAGGTCTCAGGATTATGCCCATTGTTGCGTACACTAGAGTTAAGAGTTATCGCGGCCCTAATATTCCCCTCGTTATCTGGTCTAACAGTATAGATACCAGTAGTATTTTTTGGTAGGTCTTCCCTTGCTCCAAAATCTTCCTGAGTATAGTCTAATGTATACCCAAGGTTCTCAGTGTAATAAGTGATCTTCGAGATAGCCTTATCCAGTATAACATTAACCTCATGAGACGAGGGAACTTTAAATACCTCCGCGGCAGATTTCCACCCCATACCTTCAGTAAAAAGGAGAAAATCATTAGGTGTGGAAAGTTTCGCAGCCTCTGAGCGTAAATAAACAAGGTCTTCTTCCGTAGGGGTATTGCTCTTTATTCGCGCCCAGAGTGGTGTATCATAAACTACCTCCCCGCTACCATAGGTAGTGGAGGTATAAGTTATAACCCCTCTACCTAGTGCATCCTCGGACACAGCAAATTCATCACTACTAAGAGGAGGAAGTTCCACTGATAACAGGGTAGTTTGTGCACTTTCTGCATTATCATTAGTGGGAGTTTTAGCTATATCCTCTAACCACTTCGTAACGTTTTCAATATGCTTTTTACCCTCATCCGTTAACGCAACAGTATTAAGGGCAGCTATTTTGTCCTGAATCCGCGAACGCGCGCCTGACATGCTTGACTTAGCATTATTATATATTTCAGCTACATCTGGAGCCATACTAGGAGGAAACAGGGTACTAATGCGCTTTCCAAATCCATTAACAGGCACACCAGTATCATTTGACTCCCTAGTAAATATATCAGCAACTACAGCTGCAGCATTAGACGCGCCTGTCATGCCACCACCAAATATCATGCCGATAGCTTGGGCCTCATTAAATTGAGGGGAGAAAAAACTTACCTCATCACCTTGTGCTGTAGAGGATAGGTAAGATTGTAAGCGCTCTTGGTAACCCTCAGAAAGAGCTGAAATCGCAGTTCCATTTAGTGCCGAAGTAACCCGTTCGAAGCCAATCTTACTCGGAAGTGCCCCTTTCATTATTCTCCCCCAGGGAGTAAACATAGCACCAAGTTCGATAGCATTAGTAATACCCAGGACTCCTACGTTACTGTAGAATACGCTATCATAGATATCTTGAGCTTCCTTGGTAGACTTACCTCTAGTGATAGCCTCATTGTAAGATGCCCCGGCTTCTTGCCCTGACTCTACAACTGTACCGAGTGTATGCGCTCCAAGTCCCTGGAGTACAAGCTTTCCGAACGCCCCTAGGGATAATGCACTAGCAGTAACACCACCTGCTCCAGCTCCCATAATAGCTAGAGGAAGGAGTGATAAAGTTGAGGGAATAGAACGAGCAACAGAGGTAGCCCAAAAATAGGGATCATTCAGGTCACTAACCTTAAAGTCCTGATGTGGAGGGTAAAATCCATTAATAAGTTTATCCCCAAACATCTTATATGGTGAAGCATTACCTAAGTTATACCGCTCCATTATACCAGCAGTAGCTTTGTAAACTTCCCCTACTCCAGCTGTAAGGCTACTAACGGCCAGATTAGATATGGAGGTTCCGTATTGTTTAACTACCTCTTCCCGAGCATCGTTAACAAAATCATATGCTCTGTTAAAATCAATGTTCATAGTAGCAGAATAAGCAGTAGCATCACGAACATCATTCTCAACCAGTCTGCGCTGTTCGGAATTCAGCCTCTCCAAATAACGATCAGGATTTAATGCCCCTATGTCCTCAGGTTCTGGAAAATCTATGATATCGCGAGGAGTGTATCCCTTATCATATAAACTCTGTATGTCCAAGTTATTACTGCTAGCTATATAGTCTGCTATTTCATGGTCGGTAAATCCCGCATTTCTCGGAGCAGTTAAGTCCATTATTTAACTCCCTGAAAGAAGTCACCCACAGTAATTCGCTTTTCAGTACCATCAGGGTTGATAATTATTCTGTACCCTTCCATTCCTGGGGAAACTGAGGGCTTAACATATATAGTCCCATCAGTAGATGGCGTAAATGTAGCCCCTAAACGCTGATGATCACGATATGCCTTTAACTGCCCGGCAGAAATAGTATAACTCACACCATTTGACTCAAATTTATACCTGGGTTCTTCCACATCAGTGATAGGTGAGCTTCCCTCAGCAAAGGGTTGAAAAATCCTAACTGCCTCAGCCCCATAAGTAGTATCATGAGCGAATACTTCCTTCTCTGTCTTATCAACCCAACCACCAAAGGCAATTCCTAGATTAGCGGCAATGGGAGTAAAGGAGAATTTAAATTGCTTAAGCGAATTATCCATATATTTAACTGGCTCTTCTCCCCCGGATGCAACGTATTGCCTTAAACCCGAAAGTAACTTTTCCTCTTGCTGAGGGGTTAAGTTATCAGCTATTAATCCACCACGGGCATCTGAATCAATAGCGCCATCACCATCCTTCCAGTTACCTGAGCCATACATAAATTTGCCCAACATATCCCTAGCTGTTATAACATCAGGTTTACTGAAAAGTATTGCTTGCTCTGATAACTGACTCCACTGTTCCTTATTCAGAGAATCGCTACTCCCCATAGTAACTTTTATATCGTGGATAGTTTTACCGCGAGAAATAAGTACTGATGCTGCGGAGAAATTTCTTTCCTGCTGATAAGAAAGCAAGCCTTTAGCCCTAGCTTTCTGTAATTTTTCCTGACTCGCTTCGGAGGTTATAGTTATTTTTTCTTTAAGGGCATTTTGTTCACTAACAGGAAGTTTTCTAAAAGACGGACTTGTAATAACATCATTAATGTCATATGAAGTTCCGTAGACGGCTACAGCTTCCTGAATAAGAGAATCTACCTTTTCATTAATAATAGCACTTCTATTATTATTTAGGGAATTAAAATAGTTTATTGCAGTAGGGATATATTCTGGGGTACTTGCTAGGCTCATAGTAATATACTTACTTACCTTCTCCCTGTCCCATGTCCCAAGTTCTTCCACTATGGGGAATTGCTGTATGGCACTGTTAACTATTTCATAGGGCTTTGAAACTTTAGAGCCAGAGGTATATTTGGCAGTTAGCGTCTCTCTAGCATCAGGGGGTATTTCAGCAAAATTATCCCTCAAATACTTACCTAACTCACCCCAAGAACCAGTCGAGACAAGTAATTCAGCCTTGTTAACGTGTACTCTAGCACGGGAAGAGCTAAGTTCGAAAGCAATTTTTTCCTGCCCCCAACCAAGCCTACTTCCTCTGCGATGAATAGCATCATCTACTATATTTCTGCTACCTACCTTGTCGTCGCTATTAATAATCATTGCTTCTGATGAGGTAATAAGAGCAACATCTGCTTCGTCCTCGTATCTGGCAACCTCACTCCCTAAATGAGCGCTACTTGCATGATCCACTTTCACACGAAAAGACTCAAGGTAAACAGACGCCCTATTACGAGAGTTTTCCGGCATCGCAGCTATGGAAGTATCTTGAAAAGCTTTCCATTCAGCACTTATACTATCGAAACCACCGAGAGCATTTTTACCCTTAATCGAGGTTAACCCAGTTTCAGGATTGAGTATATTATCCGCGTACCATTGGTTAGCCTTAGCCCCTAACTCAGCCATTGCTGCATCGTCGGCTCTTTGGCGCATTTTTTCAGCTAGCTTCAAACCCAGTGTCGCGGCTGTATTAGCTAATTGATCCCAACCTCCACCATCAATAGCACGAGGAGCACTTACACCTGGGAGATTACCCGAAGTTGGCGCCTGACTAGAAGAGACAATATTCTGTTGAGGAGCTCTGGGTAATGCCCCAGGAGTTGCAATCTGTGCATTGGGCAATAAGCTATATCGCTCTTGTGGTGTAGGAGTTTCCAAGATTACCTCAAGTAAATTGTGCATTCAAGGCGTAATTAGCAACTCCGCCCAGAATAGTGTTTAAAGGCCCAGCAATGGCGCGTCTAGCATACATACCGGAAATTGTATCAGCATCAAGTGCTTGTAGGTTACCCCCGAGTATTACAGTTTGAGCTTGAGCATTTCCCGTCATATTGAGAATTGTAGCTTCCATACTTCCTTGCTCACGGATAGCAGAAGGAAGTAGATTACCCTGAGTTCTTGACAATGCAGCTTCGTATAAGGACCTGTTAGCGCTAATTTCCCCTTGATACGTAGCATTAAGAGCTTGATTCTTGTAACCCCAGACTTCCCGAAAGGTATTAGTCTTAATAACAGAGGAATCAATATCCCCTACTAACTTGGTCTCTTCCTGTATATCCTGGATAGAACCAAAGTCAACTCGTATACCCGCCGCCGCAGCAGAAGCTCGCTCTTTACCAACTAACTTATCCGTTGCAGCTCTCACCGCTCCTAAAGCTTGTTGCCCAACTTCCCGTGCTCTGTCAGCTCCCATAAGAGCCATTCTCTCATTAACACCAGCAATGGCTCGTTGCATAGCCGCCTGCTTCTGCATAGACTGCATATTAGATTCTGCTGCAATTCGTACTGATTCAGCCTGATAGCCAGCTAAATCTTTGGCCATACCGGCGTTAACTGCCGCAATATCGCGGATACTTTGCGCTTTTATTCGAGACACATCTCGAATTGTCATAGCTTGCATATGAGCTATGTCAGCATTAGCCCCGTTAATAATGTTTTGACCATACGCCTGAGCTAATATGGAAATACCATATGCGTAGGGCAAAAAGCTTGAACCTGGTGTAGGTGTAGCAGGAGTACTGCTAGGCGTGCTACCCAAACCTATATAGGCATTAGTAAGTGTAGGAGCTAAAATCATTACTGGCTACCTCCGGGTAAAAACCCCTCTGCAGTTATGCCAAGGATGGAAAGAGGCAAGGGGTCAGTTTGCTGTATATACACAGAACCTTGCTTATCCCAGGTGCCTAATATATTCATCTCCACTATACCCGTAGCTAAGCTAACAGGCTCTCCATATGCTTCTGTTGAACGTATTTTAAGTTCAGTTAAATAATCACTATCAACACCGGCGAAAATGCCACGGCTACTCTCAACCTGCAAATATAATTTAGATATTTGCTTAGATTTGTTAGTTACAATATTATCTGATCTGTCATAGTCAAGAGTACGAAGTTCCGCCATCACCGGGAGACCTACATGAATTACCGCATGTGGATCGTCAAAAATAATTTTCCCACTAGTTACTGTTCTAGTACTATAAGAGCTATTTAAGGGATTAGAAGATACTGTACCATCAACAAGGCAAGATACATCTTTGCCCTCTAAGTGCCATAGGCCAGTTACCATACTTACCGCCGTACTCCACGTAGTAAGTGGTACATTACGCAAATCACTAGCCACAGTATTATGTGGAGTACCAGTAAGTACTGTAGTAGATGTGTATCCTGTAACCGTTATACGAACGATATCTCCAGTATCATTAGTTATAACTAGCGCCTTATTAGTGTAGGAGGAATCAAATAATGCTGTGTCACAAGTAATAGTTATAGTATCTTCATAGGTCCACGTTCCTGGTGAGGTTAATGTTACCGTAGCCGAAGAACTATTTCGCCCATCATAACTAAGTGAAGAGTCCGAAAAGATACAGTCCTCAATATCGACAATTGATCGAGTATTAAGGTACTCTATGTATTTTACATCCCTCCCATTAACAACGCGATTAACAACTATGTATAAAGTATCCTCATTAGAAATACTTCTAATGCTCGTAGGAACAACAGCTACGCTCTCTACAGCACCACCAAAGTCATGCTGGTGCCAACCAAACAACGCATGCTCTCTGACATACGTCATGCCGAGAACTACCCCATCCTCGCGCACCATCCAGATAATCGAATGAGGTATCTGCTGATATCCCCAATCCTTAATTGTGTGATTATCAACTAAATGAGATGCGAAAATAGAAAGTTCATTTCCTCGATACCCATCTGTTTGGAAATCATAATTCAAATCTCGCATAACAGAGCCACGCGCTTGGATATAAAGGGCACTTCCTTCGACTAGCAGGGGGTTTACAGTTGAAGACCCGTTGGCAGTCTGTTGCCTCGGGTTAATGTCTGTGGGAGTTATTACCCCAGCTCCATCCCCGTCGACAGTCCACTCGCCAGAATCAGTTAGTATTAATAATTTAGCCGCACTGAAAATATGCCTAATACTCTGAACACGAGTGCCAGCCAAGGAGAAAGAAATAGCATCATCAGCCTGAACAGGGGAACTAACATTAAAATTCTTTCGTAGTCCTGACCTAGATCCCCAAATAGCTTCCGGGTTATTTGTAGTATTACCCAAAAGAAGTCGCTGTTGATATAACGACACAGTAGAAGGATAATCTCCTGCACTACCGAAGAGTATCCTGTTTACTGGTGGCGTATCGAGGGGATTAGCAGTTAATGTGTTGTCAGTAAAACTAGTCGCCCCAGCAAGACCAATCCACGCATAGATACCATTAGTTTTATAGTAAATATTATAATACCCAGCACCTGTGACTGCCGTCCAACTAAGTGTAGATGTTCTAGTACTAGACCCTATGTCAGAAGACTGTAACGATTCTTCACTAGTGGTAGCATCGACAGCTGTTACTGCATAGTAATATGTAGTACCAGAAGCACTAGAACTACCTCCTGTAGGGGTTCCAATAGTAGGCCCAAATACTGTATTAGCTAATGTCCAATTAGCATGGCCTGTACGGGATAGTTCAGCTGGGGGATGACTCGGGTGCACAATATGCAATACGTCGGCACTCTGGACTATGTATAAGTCGAATAATTCACTCTCTAAATAGGAAGTAGGAAGAGTATAGATTCTAGAAGCCGTACCGCCACTTATGTAAATGGCATAATCTGTAGAGTTTAAATTATCCCCAGACATTTCTACCAGGGCAAATGTATTAGCTGTAACGTTTGCAACCTTAAAATTGCGCACGTTTACCTCGGTCATACCAGAAACATCAGTGATATAAATCTCATCCCCGTTAGACAAAGAGTGCCCAGCACTTGTCACAATAGCGGGATTAGCATTAGTAACACCAGTTATCGTAGCTGTATAATCTTTTACGTGCGAATTATTTCGTATGAATCTAATATACTGATTACCAAATTCAAGAACATAAGTTTGTTCGAGATTAAAGATAAACTCTACCAAGCGTACATCTTGAGTAGAATCTTTGACCTCACCTATAAAAACTGTCCCAGCTCTATTAGCAACTCCCCCATGCCGCATCACAAAAAAGTTTTTACACAGTTTTAAACCAGCATTATGCTTAGCTATATCAGATCTTCCCCACACAGAAGGGGTTAGCTCTCCACCACTAAAGGATAATTGGCGTATAGAAGTCATTAGCTATTAGTCCCTAAACCGGATGTATTCACTGACTTCATCATCAAGATGTTGCTTAGCTCTCTCTTCAGTCATTGAGTTATATTGCGCAGTTTTTAACGCATCTGCAAATAACTCTAGCATTTTCGCACCGAGATTAAATTGGTCACCACCTGTAATAGCCGGTGCCATAGAATGGGCTAGATAGTAAGATAAGCATAATTGAAAGTCTGCCGGGAAAAAGGATACGTCTGTAACAGCTTGAGTATATTCAATTACAGCGTCCTTATGATTAGTATATATAACTCTACCTTGCGAATCAATTCCGATTTCATAAGGTATAGATAAAACGTGAGGATACGAGTACAATGCCGGAGAAGGCATTATACGACGTATTTTAGCACATGAAATAGGGTATCTATAAATGTACTTCCATAACGCCGTATTACTCGTATCCTCACTAACTAACCCTAACGTCCTATAAGATCTGGCAAAGTTCCAGTTATAAAGGCGCAAGACATAACTTAAACTAGTATCGTATACATTATTTGCTACGATAGCCTCTGCGCTACGCTCGGAGTCAATATTAGCAATAAGCTTAGATTTCCCCAAGTGAATAAGCGCTGAATTTACGATACTAGTTTTAGTCGCCATTTACTTACCTTTCCCCAACGGTACTAAAGGAACTTTAGGAAGAGTAGTTTGGTCTGGTTCTTCGCTGGCCACAATCTCTACCCTTTCCATCCACTTCTTAGAAAAAGCCCGTTCGTTGGGGATAGTAAAAATATCTCCCGGCTTCTGAATCATCAGATGGTAGTATCCAGGTAACTTAGCCTTGACAGTAATCACGCTATAATCTCCTATGGGTAACATGTTGTTACGGGGAGTGGGCATAGACATTATACCTATGCCCACTTACCTAGTTAACTAAGAGTATGAGTATAACCCCGAGGATATACGTAGTTATTCTGGACCATCGACTGCATCGTAAGAAAGGCAGTGATAGTAACAGTCGGCGTAGTTCCGGCTAAGGTACCATACAGCCGAAGATATTCCAGCACGGAGGAATCAGGAGGAACAGGGAGAACAAATTTCTCACCCTGAGCAAAGGTAACCGCACCGGAGCCAGCGGCTACCACAACGCTCCCGTGGGTAACAGGGCTGCTAAACGCGGAATCAGAAGAAGACTGTAAGGCAATAGTATACGCTTCATTGCCCGTGGTAGCATCAGCGGCAACATCGATGTTAAAGACAACCGCCATAGGCTCCCCAACACCAAAGCCACTAGTGCTAGGGAGTTTAATAATGTTAGTAGACGCCGCACTAGCCGTAAAGGCTTGAGCATCACTTAAGAGGTTCTGAGCATCTATATACATAAGTAGTACCTTTCCTTTACGCAACCAGTTCTTCAGAGTTGAGAATAGCATCGCAAGTCCGAACAGGGATGCTAGCAAACGACATCACAGATTTACCCGCGACATTTTCGAACGTCAACCCACCGCCAGAGGAAACAGCAGCGCGAGCCTGGTTTCGGAGTACAGACTTCACAGTGCGGTTCATGTAAAATGCAGTGCGAATTCCACCGGTACTCGGGAGTGCCTCCTGCGCATTAGACATGAGCGTAAGTAAGTCAGCAGCAGAACTATCTGCCACAAGATTCGACACGTCGATATTAGGAATGCGCACGACATAGCGCCAATCTTTCAAAGCAAGACCAGCAGTCCACTTCCACCATTCCATGTAAGCTCGAAAGCGGTTGTTGTCAGAGTCGAAAGCATCACCGAGGCCTAGATCCTCATGCTCAATCCCCGCCTTTCCTCCTTTGGGAACAATCCCATAGCAAGTCCGGGGACTCCATCCAACAAGCCAAACGGAAGTATTATCGGAACCCGAACCACCCCCAAGTAAGATGTTAGCCCCATTAGCGGCAGTAGTCGAAGAGTACCTAGGAGACAAGCCAGTAAACTTCTCCGGATCAATCGAGCTATTACCATAAAATAAAGTAGTAGCCATATTCTGCGACATTGCCTCGAGAAACGCCATAGCCTCTGATTTACGGTAACCATTAGGATTACCCCCAAGCTCCGCAAGAGCTTTATCAACCTCAGAGCGCGCTTCCACCATCCCACATTGCTCAGTAACCTGCACAGTGCTAGACTTCGACGACGGAACGCCCTGGTTGATGAGTCGCCAGTAAACATCAGGCAGACCAGTTCGCATCGTAAGTCGATCACCGATAGGAAGGTTGCCCTCCTGAAAGGTCATGTCAGTTAAAATCTCATTCGTGGTATTCAAAAGTTCCACAATAACTGGAACCTTACCATCAGGATCAATCCGTTTAGCCAAATCCGCAAGAGTCGGATTAGTAGAATTCAGAGTAGCCATTTATCTCACCTTCTTTGCTGTAGAAGAAGCATAGAAAATATCCTCATAAGAAGAGGTACTTTCTTCCTTAGTTGACGATTGGGCATGGGCAAACTTATCACTTTGAAGCGATCTGCCCACCTTGACAAACATACGAATGATTTCAGGATGATTCCCGATACCAAACTCATTGAAGACCTTTTTAACGTCTTCATTTCCGAACTTAGCCACCGCCTCCCTAGCTAGTTTAACAGATTCCCCGTACTTTTTCCCTCCATATTCCTTATCATTCTTAGCTAGATTAGCCCATCCTTTGACAGTCTCGCTATGCGCTTCTAGCGTCTTAGAAATGACGTTCGTAGCATTCTGCGCGCTCCTGTCAAGGAAAGCTTGAATCACCTCTTCGGACAATCCATGTTCTTTGCCAAAAGAAACAATCTCATCCTGGGTTTTATCATCTAACTCTTCGTAATAAGTATAGCTGTACGGTTTTTCAGAAGCATCCTCCTGGCCCTGAGTATCCGTAGTATCTCGTTCTTCGTTGTCAGGTATACTATCTTCGGCAGGAGCAACATCTTTCTGCTCCTCTGCTTTATCAGGCTCTACCTCTTCTACCCCTGCATCAGGCTGACTAGTCGGATGGTCATACATATCGACCTCCAGTGCTTCATCCCCGGGTGTATTACTTTCAGTATCAGTCATCAGTATCTACCTCTTCAGTTAAATTAGCAGTTATCATCGATATATAACTCTTTGGGGCATGGCGTGAAATATCGGCAAGCAGTATCAAGCCAATATTCCTCATGCCCTCATTAAAAAAGACTTGAGTAGGATCCCCGACACTACTCCGGTAAACCCCACATAGCTCTAAATAATGCCAAAAGACGCGCTTTCCCGAGTCAGTGAGAAGAATACTTCGCAAGTCGTTACCAAACTGCTCATTAGAGTTTAATACCCGCTTGCTTGCTTCTTTAACTTGCTTCTTATCCGACGCATTTTTTACGAACGCTTTCATTGTTGTGTAACTCCCGCATCAAGCAGCATTTGAGTATTCTGCATTTGACTTTGAGTTGCCTCTAATCTAGCTTGCTCAGCCGCTCGTTGCTGCCTAATCTCCATAACAGCTTCGTCAGACAATACCAGATTAGGAGATACTCCGAGGATACTGGCTATCTCATCTGTCATCTGGTCAAAATTAAACTTATCCCCCGAAGACGGATTTAATTGCATTACTGCTAAAGCATGCTCTTTTAACCTGTCTATCCCAGCAAGCCCCATACTCTTCTGCGCTTGATGCATTATAGAAATATACTCTATCTTTAACGGGTATCCTTGAAGTTGCTCAGGAGGTTCCGGTACCAACCCCTGCTTAAGGAGAAGGTAAAAAACTGTTTCTACGAGTGGGTCTAAAAGATCCTGATTCAACCGCTCTAGTACAGGGCCAAGAATAAGTAGTTTTTCCTCCCTTCTAGCACTGATTTCAGTAGCAGTAACACGATCCCTACTTTCCATGTCTGAGAACATCAGAAATAAATCTTCAAAAAATCCTTTCGAAATACGTGCTCCTATCTGGGCCATCTTAGCTTCATGGGCATTCAGGTCATATGTAACTTCATAGATGGGCCTAAGACCGTTCATTCCTTGGCGTTCGTCTACATAGGTAACATCTCCCGGAATAACACTAACTTTAGCAGCTTGTAAAGACATTGGCCCCTGTAGCGGGGGATTTATCATCTTTTCAACTGCCTGCATAGACCGATTTTCCATGTTATGCAAAGTCTTAACTGATGCTAGCGTATCCATACCAGGGCAAGAGGTACCGTATATATCAGATCCGGCTACTTCCCACCGAGGAGACAGAACAGGGAAATAATGAAACCCTGCTGTTCGTAGAATACGTTCATCTGCTGCCCCATATTCTAGGTGCACGGAATTATACTGAAAAGAAGTAGGACTATTAGGATTGTAATCTTCATTTGGCGTAATAACATGAAGAATAGTCTCCCAAGATTCTTTATGCCCTGCTTCCCACTTATTCTTTACATTATCAGATATATTACCCCATTTGATAGACCCATCTTCCTGTCTTCCATAGTCATTAACTAACTGCCTTACTGTAACGTCAAACTCACGGATAAAGACATTTACTTTTCCATGAGAAGTTTGGCCGATGTAAAATGATCCTACCTGAAAGGGCGTAAATACAGCTACTGACCCATCCAGTGTTTCCTCTATTCCCATAGCGGCAGTACCGAAGGCGGCCATATCACCGTATACAATCGGTAAAGCGTGATATAGATTCGACTTAATAAAAGTTTCTCTCAACAATTCCGTGACACTTTGAAGCCACATCTTTACTGCCATATCCTCCTTAAAGTAAGGAGATGACGTAGTAACATTAAACCATTGCCGAGAGGGGCTAGTGAGGCCGCCCATCATACCAGCACGGAGAGTACGAAGGGCAAATATAGGAGTTTCATTTTTAATCGCTGTATTCCTCTTATCCCCCCTGTTACGGTCTTGCCCTGTTATTTTCACTCGCCTAGGAAGTAAGTTATCAGCTAACTCTTGCCAGTGAGCCTCAAACGAAACTCTCTCCATTTTCAACTGGGCAAGTAAGTCTAAAGCTTCTTTTCTACGTTCCGCGGCGTTCAAAAGGAAACCTCATCTGGTTGAGTAGAGCCAACAATGCCCAAGGGAGAGGTTAAAATAGTATCACGAGGAGTATTTCTCATTCGCCCTTCGTTTACAATAGCTGTACGTAAAGCAGTTTGGTAAAATACATCATCTTTAGCCCGTTGTTCATCTAGGCGAAGTTTGGTATTTTCAAATTCTTGCTTAGCCACCTGCTCTTGAGTAAAGAGAAATTGTTTATTCTGAAACTCTGCTTGCTGTATTGCAGTAGCTTGGTTAAACATCAACTGATCTCTGGCAATACTGGCATTTTGTTCTCTGTTAGCTCTAGCAAGTTCAAGGTCCAAATTAGCTTGGATTCGCGCATCTTTTCTCTGCTGAATATACAGCTTATGCTGCGCATCACGTTGACGACCTGCCTCATTAGAGGCATTACCCATACCAATAATAGTACCAGCAGTTTGTACGATAGCCGCTACAACAAATGGATTCATATCATACCCCGTTTAATAAAGAAGCTTTCACAGAAAGCAAGCTAAGCAAGGTCTTTACCCTCTTTTGAATAGCAGGAGTTTTACCACCGGCATATAGAGGATGCTCTACTGTAAAAAGCAACTCAAGTAAATCCTCTTTTATTGCTAAAAGCCTATCTAATCTAAGGACCTCTAAATAAATAAGCGTCCCAGGAGCAGCTAATTTCCTTGTCCTTACGTAAGCAAGAACTGACGTGGAATCTACAATCTGGTATAAGATATTATCAACACAAAGTACTTCATAGCACTCTTTTTCAGGAGGACCAGTATCCAAGGAAAAATTAATTATCTCTATGCTCATACGCCGAGTAAAGTCTTCCCTTTTTCTTGGCCAATTTGAGAATCAGCAAGTAAACTTACCCGTGCTTTATTAGTACCCTTATTCCCTTCTTTAGAAGCCAGCGAACGGCGAAGCGCTATTTCTTTTTCACGCCGTTGAGATTCTAAGTCAGCAATTTTCTTGAGTTCTGATACCTGACTTTGCATACCCTCATTCATGACACTTAATTGCTCAGCATATCCACCAGCCATTTCCTGCATATATGTGGCATACCACGTATTTAATGCATCCTGTACAGCCTTATCCTTTGACGTCTGGGCATCGTCAAGGAGTTTATTTCTTTCAGCTTGCCGAGCATCTTCTTTATCTTGTTCCGCAATATCCCCAGCATAATCAGGCTGGGGAGGATGCAGTTCAGGATCGTCTTTAGGAAGAACAACCTTCCCTTTAACCTTGGGACCTCCATATGACATTATACTATTCCCCCAGTAAAGTTTTACCTAAGCCACCCCCGAGGATAGACCCTGGGGAAACAACAGACCCTCGATTAACCCCTGCTTGGGTAATTTTTTCCTTCGCCATAGTTTGGTTTAGCCCCCCTTTGCGAGCGCTCATAAACGCCTCCCTTTCCCTTTTCTTTCGCTGCTCTTCCCCTTGCAACTTCATAGCTTCTATAGAGGTATCGTACTGCTCTCTAATAGCTGACATTTGCTCTCCAAACCCAGCTTGTAAATCAGCAATATTTTGTTCCCACTGCGCCTGCACTTGGGCCGCTAATTCTTCTGCAGATTGCCCAGCAGAGGAACCCGGGAGTGCGTATACTATATTTCCCTCGGAATCATGCATAATAGTACCATCAGGATTTACTGCTGCCATGCCAAAGGGTCCTTTAGTAGCTATATTGGCATCTTTCTTCGGTATTTTATTCGGATTAGATGGAGGCTGGACATTCGGATTAGTCGTAGTAGTCATGGTATTTCCTAACTATTGTTCATAACATAGCGACCCATTGAATCCTGGGCCATTTCTAGAGGATCCCACTCACTTAGCACTTTTGCAGTAGTGGGGGCATGTTGTTCTGCGTAATTATCCCATTGTACAAAAGAAGCAGTGCCAAATGTACGGAACGCATCTGCCGCATGACTGAAAGCATCATGCCTAGGACGTTTGCTCTCTTTTTTCTCATCCCACGCATATTGGCGAAGAGCCTGTATACCATCGGCACAGGCGTCTTCGTTAAACGTACACCTAGACAGTACATATCGAGTAGACTCAATTCCATTGTAAATATCTTTCCACCCAAGTTCCCTAAAGTAATCCTCAGGAACCTTCCCAGTATCATAGGAAGTTTTCTTTCCATCGTGAGGAAGATAATGTGTGCCATAAATATATGGGCGTCGCTGCAAATAAGCAAGATAAAATGGTAATGCTTTAAGGCTATTCTGGTAGAAATCAATAATGTTATAATTATTCCCCACCCTCTGAATAAACCAAATAGCAGTATTATCTCTAAAGCCCAGGTCCCAGAAAGTTAGCACAGGTTTAGAGGAGTCGTATTTAATATCAGTAAAGCGACCATCTTTTTGTGTACTTTCAAGTTGCTCTCCATATATAGCCCCTACTTGAGCACTCCGGCATTCACCCTCCCAAATATGCCTATACGATACGGGGTCAGCTTTTTTAAGGCGTAACCTCTCCTCCTCTAATTCCTTAGGAAACCAGGGATTATCCCTATAGCTAACTGGGATAACTAGGGCATTTAAAGGTGGATCTAATATAAAGCGCTTATATGTTTCATCAGTAGTAAGCTCAGGATTAAAAGACATCCATATTTCACTACCAGCTTTTCTTATCGTAGGAATAAGGAAATCCCAGCTTGCCTTTGAAACAGTAGCAGCTTCCTCTATCCAAACAATATCCACACCCTCGTAGGACTTGATTTTATTAGTATTTTTTTGAATCCCTATAAAAGAAAATTCAGTTCCGTTCTTACCCAGGATAGAAGTTTGAAGTACTTTATAATGATCATCAAATGAAAGAGCTTTTACCTGATCTGCAAGCAACTTATGCACAGAATCAGCAATAGATACCTGTAATTCGCGAGCGCATAAAATCCGCAGGGGCTTCATTCTCCCCAAAGCTAGCAATATCCTAGCTATATTCCAACTCTTAGCTCCACCTCTTCCACCATATAAAACCTTATATCTGGCAGCTTCAAAGAGCCTCTCGAATTTCTCTGGAGTTTCTATATTAATAACTTCAGCCATTGAGAAGCTTGACCTCTGAATCAGGGTCTTCTTTCTCCGCTTCCTCAGGTCGCTTGAACAGCATGACTATCTTCTTAGTCTCTGTATCTTCAGGCATAGTAAGGTCATCAGCATAGTACTTAGTCAAAACTTCTAAAGCTTTTATCTTCGCTGAATCTCTCTCCGCATAAAGTGCAAAATGGCTAAGCTCAATCATGACTTCGTCTCGAGTGAGAATCTTTTTCCCCTTGTCGGAGGAAGAGAGGATTTTTGCGAAAGAAATAAGATTTTCGGAGGGCATTTTTCACCCATGGTTGTAGGTACTTATAGTATAGGGTGAGAAAAAATAAATGTCAATAGACATGTAAAAATATAAACATTTTACCCTGTAACACCCTGTTACCCACAACTCTCAGACACTTAACCTAGTTATACAAATCAGCCCAGCTAGACTTAGATTTTAAGAAATTTTACTTGCGGCCCCCCCATCAACTAAAGCTTTTCCAAAGTCCCCCTGTACCCGGGGGTAGGGGGGGTATTTAGAAAACTTCTTTACCGGGGGGGGGTGGGAGGAACTATTGTACTAGGTAAGAGTTATGGGGCAATAGAACTATTTAGAAATATGCTATGTTATAGTAGGTAGAGCTATTTCAAAGCTAATAGAATAGCTTAACTATACCCCCGGTTGCTGGGCAATAGAACTATTTCATTTACTTTACTTGCATTTTAAACAGTTGTATTGTACTCCACTAGGTATTAGATGATGCCGATATAACTAGATTGCAAGTTTCATGCCTGTTTTGCTCGAAAATAGTGACCTTTTTTGACAGGTGACACAAACTGTCACTTTACAAACGATTGATAAATTAACAGTTGTGATTATGTGTGACGTTTTACGTCACTTTAGGCCACTTTGGACACTATGTCCACTTTATAAGTCATTGATTTTACACACCCCAATTATCCAACTCGTTTGGCACGTCCATTGCATAGTTAATTGGTTACGGCAACTAATTACTCATTATTATTGGAGGAAAGAACATGACCGACAAGATGAAAAATGAGGGCAAGGTGAAAAAATCTTTCGCCCTCGAAAAAGATTACGTCTTAGGGATGGTGAAAATCACCTCCCCCGACGGGAGATTGATTGCGCGGGAAATCCTGCCCCTTACGGGTAGCTGTACGCAGATGGTTAAAAATTTGGCCATCTACGCCGCGGCCGTGATCACGCAGAGGGCCACGGCGGGTAAAACACCGGAAGAGGGAGAGGTCGCCGCGGCCGCGGTCCTGCGGGCGATCGGGCAGGGTAACTGGACGCCGGGAAAGGTGAAAAAGAGCGCGCTTGAAAAGGCGCTCGAAGTGCTCGGTCATGTGCCGAGCGCGGACGAGCTGCGGATGCTTACTGCCCTTTTTGGGGATAAACCCATTGCCGACACCGACGACGGCGACGACGACACCGAAGAAGGGGGAAACAATGACTAGAAAACATTTGACCGCTAAATCCATTGCCGTCAAAGCCACCGCTGAGGCCGAAGCGGCCGCCGAAGCGTACGCCGAAGCGGCCGCCGAAGCCGAAGCCCTCGAAGCCGACGGTGAAGCCGACGGTGAATCCGACGACGATTAAAGTAAACCTCCCCCTAGACGCAAAATGTCTAGGGGGAGATTTTTAACTAGCTAATTACCTTAATGCTTAATGCGATTAGTTAGTCAATTGGTCAATTGGAAATTTGTGAATTGCCGTTTGCGGATTGGAAGTTGCCCCGTTCCGGCCCTTTTTGCCAACGGGGAGAATTTTAATACTTTTTTTGTCGGTTTTTTCTTTCTTTTTTTTTTTTTTTTTTTTTAGAAGAAAAATCATTGACATTTTAACATGAAAACATGTATACTATGTAAAAATGCCGGACAACGTAAAGGGGGGAAACGGCGACTTCCAATCCGCAATCGGCAAACGGCAATTTTCCAATTCACCAATAGATAGAAGGGGATGAGCAAATGACTGCGGACGACATAGAACGGCGAGAACTATTAAAGCGCAGCATATATTACAAGGAGCAAATATGCAAAGCGGAATGTAAAGTCCTGAAGGCGGAGATAAAACTTGCAGAGGCCAAGGAGGAGCTGCAATATCAGATTGATAACTTCGACCAATTAATGGAGGAGGGTATATCGTGATTACATATGAATACTGGGCCAATGGGGTAAGAGAAGCTGCTCACGTGGCTATTGCAGAGACTCTTGATAAAATACCTCGGAACGAGAGGGACGAAGATACCGGCGCTCGTGTCGCAGAGGATATCCGCGACCGCAGATTAAATGAGGATGTGGACTCCCTCGTGCCGGTATATAATAATGACATAATTAATCTAGCGTGTGATCATCATTATTTTTTCTTGGCTACGGCGCGACTTAACTTGAGTTGCGATTCAATAACTCCACTCAGCGCCATAACGTATAATATATATGAAGAAGCGGTCTTCATATACGAAGAAGTATTGAATGAATTTGAAAAAGATTGGGAATAGAAATTGGGCTAGTTACACGGCGATCTTCAACACCGGCGAGAAAAGGATAAACGGATGTCAGAGGTAGAGGTAGCTAGGCTCACCAAAGAGCGAGACGACTTAGCGCGAGATGTCGAGGACTTGCGGTCGCAGCTTGGGCATATCAAGTCTTATGATGATTTGAAGGCTCCGAATCATGTGTCTGACAGAACGATTCTTCTCCGGCTCAATGAGATGATGGGATGGCTGGTCGACACTAAGTGTCGAACATACGAAAGGCAGTACATTGTTCGCCTCGAAAAAGACGTTACGCGCATCACAGAAGAGCGGGATGAATGGAAGCGCAAGTATGAGCACCGCCACATGGATATTGAGATCGCGGCAGCGTATGAGTGTGGGGTGAAGAGTAGGGACGTTGAGATTGGTGAATTGAAAGCGCAGGTGGCAACACTGCGAAGAGAGGACAAATGACTACTCTGTATAAACTGACTAATCAAACTATGACTGACCGCAATGGTTACCACTGGGTTCTCGGTGAGAAACGTACTGCATCGGGAGTAGGACCGCTCTATTCCAATGGATGGCTCCTCGTCTATAACCACGCCACGCTGGCGATTCTGATGAATCCGATCCATGAGGCTATCCCTAGACCCCGACTTTTCCATGCCGAAGGGGTTGTCGGGGCGGATGATAGAGGATTAAAAATGGGCTGTAAAGAACTCACATTGATGAAAGAAGTGCCTCTGCCACCGGTCACCCTTAATCAGCACATTAAATTCGGAATCCTTTGCGCCCGGGCTGTATTTCATGAGCCTACATGGACCACATGGTCTGATGACTGGCTATCAGGTGATGACAGGTCGGCGAGGGCGGCGAGGATGGCGAAGTATGCGGCGAGTGTAGAGTGGGCGGAGTATGGGGCGTGTGCGCCGGATGCTGCGGAGTGGGCGGCGGATGCGGCGATGGCGGCTGATGCTGTGTGGATGACGGAGGGTATGACATGGGAGGATGAGGCGAGGACGAAGACGGCGAAGGTGTCGGAGGCGGCGGCGACGGCGGCTGCGATGGCGGCGATGGCGGCGGCAGCTGATCCGATCAACTTTATTAAATTGGCGGAACAGGCCATGATTGTATGAGATAGTAGCATTTACATTGTGTAAATGCTACTACGAGTACATTCTATTTAAACGAGGAAAGACAAAACAAATGACGGCCATGTACGTATTGACTAACCGGGATATAACGACCTCTGGTGACTGCCCGTGGGTGCTCGGTGTAAAGCGAACTGCATTAGGTAACGGCCCCATCTGTTCCCGCTATTGGCTCCTTGCATACAACCACGCCGCGCTGGCGGTAATACTGAATCCGATCCATGAGGATATCAAGTTCCCCCGCCTTTTCCGCGCAGAGGGAGTTGTCGAGGTTAATGACCATGGGCTTATATTCGGCTGTACGGAACTCACCCTGAGTGACGAGATACCTCTGCCAATTGTGCTCCTTAATCAGCGCATCAAATTCGGAATCCGTTGCGCC